GGAGGTTCTTCATAGATGTTTTCACTGTTTTTAAATGCTGTAGAAACTAATTCAAACAACATGCCTCTGGCTGCCACGGTTTTACTGAAACTGTAGATGGGCACATCTGTGCTGGTGGTTCTAAATCTATACTGTTCTGTGGGTATGCCTTGGATAGTAGCTGATCCTTGGCTGCGACCAAATTCTGTGTTATCTGCCATGGCAGAATTTAGCACCAGAATGAATTGCTCAAGCCAATCGGTGTTGGTTGGATCGTTCCAACTTACGATTTGTTGTGCGAGGTTTCGGCCATTGCTGTCAATGATGTCCTCGGTGGTGGCCACACTGGTAAATTTCAATAGACCCGAGGCAGCTTGATTTCTCTTGGCATTGTAGCTCAACATGCGAGCTATACGCAACACGCTTTCTTTGGTTTCGGCCAGTTCGATAAAATTTTCTCTGCTGGCGAGGTCTATGCGGAAGGCTAGACTCTGTCCGAGAAATGCCACTGCATCTATCAATGCTAGATATTCAGATGATTCGATGTAGTCGTTGAAATCTTCGGGATAATTTTCCCGCAGATAAGTGATAATAACCCTGCGCAGATTTTCAAAGTCGTAGCTTTTAAAGTCGGCATTTCTAAATGTCTGATAGATTCTAGTCCAGTCTTGGTTTAGAATTAGATTATTTTGTCTGCTGGTAGTGGTCATTTCAAGTCCCTATGCCAATATTTATGTTGTAAAATAAACTGGTCATATTATCATATTATTGGTTTTATCAAAATCAAAGGTCATTCTTTCATTGACATTAAACGGAATATAAACTATGTCAGCCTGTATGCGTATGCCCTGATCTGTGCTGTCCACTGTGACTGAATTCACTGAAATTCTTGGATCATAATTTATTATGGCTTCTACGTCTTTGGCAATAATCTGTTTGACATCTTCCGTGAAATTTTCAAACAACATGTCCCAGATCACTGTGCCAAAATCTGGGTTTTCTAGTTTCTCTCCCTTACGGATATAGAAATGATTAATTAGGTCCTGCTTGACTAGATCAATATCATAGAGTCTATAGTTTTTTGAGTTCTGTTGACTGCTGAAGCCTTTGTACAAGAACACACCTTGGCTTTCTGTTGTAACCGCTGTGGTGTTAGCCACAGATTTTTGATTATATAATTGATTTGCCATGATTAGACGTCCCTATCTGTGATATCAGGAGTTAGTTGCGCAGGAGCTAGATGCTCATGCAGAGGCCAAGGTTCGTGCATAGGAATTCGTTTCATCAAACTCTTTACTATACCTGATTGATATCGTTTATCCCAACCTACTGCAGTGCTGGTAGCAGGATTATCTCGGAGATCGTACGGTCTCACAAAGTCTGCTGTTACCGCAGTTTCTGCATTGTTAGGACCATTAAGATTGATTTTTGTGCCATTCATTTTTAGTTCTGATGTGGAGCCTAGGCTGATATCACCGGTAGCAGATATTTTAAGTTCTGTGTTAGTAGCTATATCCATATCATTGTTAGCTGAAATCTTGAGTTTCGCACCTACTAATACATCGTGATTGGCTCCTACTGTGAGCTTGGCATCGTTGTTGATCAAGAACTCCATGTCTGTGGCGATTTCTGCATGCCATTTACCTGATTCGGTTCTGAAATTCATGTTACGACCTGCTTCAAAATTAATGTCTCTGTCAGCACGTATATTGAGATCATTACCGGTATGTATGCTGACGCTGTCTTGAGCATAGATATCTATCTTACCATTACTGGTCATTTCAATCCAGGCAGTGCCTCTGGCATTGCCTATATAAATCAAATCTTCTGAATTATGCAGCAATATTTGGTGTCCAGTACGTGTCCGAACTCTAAAATATTCATTGTATGGAACTGTAGGCTCACTTGTTGAATTTCTTCTCTGAACGGATGGATCCAACAAATCAATATATTTCACGGGTCCTTCTGCAGCTGTTTTTTCTCGGTGATATCGATCATCGCCGTCATCCATAACCAACTGTGTGCCACCTAATCTACTAATAGGCAATGGAGCAGACTTGCTGTCTTTTTTTCCTATCACTGCTTTTTTAGCGTTGGTTCTACGATCGACTGGTCCGGGAGTTGAAATACCAAAAACCATTCCGGGTAACTCTCGTCTAGGCGATGATGATGACGTGCCTCTAACGTCATCTTCCAGGAGACCTTGTTCTAGAAATCTATCAGCGATAGGATGAACAACTCGAGGAAACTTTTCTGGATCAACGTTAGGTTTTTCACCTATAATACGTTTATTAACTTCCGCCACAGGCAACGGTAAAGAATTTCCTCGAGCATCTTTCATAGGACCGTATCTAGTTTTATCTGTAGCATCTAGAGAATTGATCTTAGATCCTGCGATGGCAGGAACCATGTTGTTGATATTACGACCAGGCACACAGGCAAACCAATACCCCTGACTAGGATCACCATCCACAAACAAAACCAGTACATTCACACCAACGTCCGGCGGCACGAACCACATACCATAACTTTTTTGTGTGTCGTTGAATCCCTCGATAGTAGAGGTAGTGCCATTATTTTTACCCATATACTCGTAACCTGTATATCCAAAGAAAGGGGGAGCATATTTCACTATGTGTAATTGACTGTCGTCGCCGGGATCGTTGGCTTGATCTTTTAATAATGTAACTTCTAACGATCCCATGAACGTAGGATCAAGGTGACTAATCACCCTAGCAAGATATATACCCTGTGTGAGGACCCCTGATCTTCCTTCACCTTCTGCCGAAGGTCTTCCTAATTCTGCCATTTATTATCCTTGTCCTAGATCTCTGTAATATCTAAAACCTGTTTTAATCGGTGCTTGATTACTGGTGGTTTTAGTTGTAGATGTGCGATTGTTCACACTGGTTGTAGAATCATTATTCACAACAGATGTGGCTGTTGCTGTATCACCTATGGGACTGGTTTTTGGAGATTCCTGCATTTTTAAATCCGTAGCCAGTGCATTTACCGGAGTTACAGTGCCTGTCGTTGGTTATTTGGCTGGTCGGTGACGGAGCTTCTGCAAAATAGTTGGCAATTCCACTGTCCACAAGCCAGTACGGATCTCCCATTATTTCTAAATTTACAGAAATAAGATCGGCACTGTTACCACTCAGGAACGCCTGTTGCATGGTTTCTGCTACATTTTGTTCTACTGACTTAGTTCCCGATCCTCCTTTGTACCCCTTCAACAATCTAGGATCTCGTTTTGGTCTAGCTCTACCTAGTTGTGCTGCCTGCGAAGCCGGTGCACTTCCTTGACCTGTTCCGGTAGTGGGGTTTAAAGTTTCTGCGGATGTTTGATCTTGGTTACCAGTCTTTGATGACTTGTTTTCCGCTGCAGGATTAGCCCCTGTGAAAAACAAGTTATTAATATCGATATCAAATCTAAGAATATCAACATTCTGACCTGTATAGATATATTGGTATTCTTTGACCACTGATTTCATCAGTTCATGATATCCCACAGGAGCTGCATTGACGTTTGAAAAAATTGATTGATGGATGTAATATGGCACCACTCGATATGTTATTTTTTTAGCAAAGTCGCCTGTTAATGTGTCTAGGTTTAAAAGTTCAATCTGAGCATCTAATTTAAACCACTTGATATATCCTTCTGGAGTTACTTTATCATTAATAGCACTATAGGCATATTTAGAACTTAAAACAACCTGATTAATAATGGCGGTCAGTGATTGTCCTTGACCGAACTGAAATGCACGAAGCTTGGGATCTATGGTCATTCCTTCTCGCTTAACTAGGCCTGTTTTTTCATCTATACTATCGCCGGCACGTTTAAAAATATTTGCTCCACCTTTGAGTTGATCAAATCCAAGACTAGAAGCACCGATTTCATTTATTGGCAAATTTTTCACATCTACTACTTTGCTGACTCCAGAACCGAACAATGCGATATCCCCTTCATTTTCTTCATCTAAATTAATAGTGGCTTGATTTTTCTGTACTACTGTTCCGCCAGACGAATACCAATCGCTACTGGTTTTCGGAAACTGCACAACATACACATCGGTTTCGGTAATTTTTTCTTCAGTTTTTAATTTTTCTTCATTTCTGTTTAGTACTGCTGTGAGGCCATCTGCACTGGTTTGCAAAACTTCTGAAACTATTCCAAGACTGTTAGCATCGCCTGCAATTTTTAAATCGTTGTATGTGACGTTTATAGCATCTGAAAATGCCTGATGATTGTATGGAATGCCCTCTACTTTATAATTAGAGCCAGCTTCAGTTACTGTGAATTTCATCGACACCAGTTTCAACACAAAAAACTTAGGTTTAATTGAACTTATAGCAACTCCTAACTCATCAAATCCCTGTATGTCCATTCTCAGCACATACGGACAGTTGTCCAAATAGCTGAGATATCCTGCGTTTATAGCGGCGGCCTGCATGCTCTGCAGCAACAGGCCCATGGACTGAGGTTCTACTATATCAAAACTAAATTTTATAGCATTACTGTTACCGGTTTTTTCGTTAGCTCCAATAATGCTATTCATAACAAAATTATTGATAAAATATTCTGGAGCTCCAAATAGAGTATTCACCCGTTGGTCGTCAAATCTGCCACCAGAACTAAACACAATATTTTTTAGGTCGCCAGGACTGTTTCTATATGATTGGGGATTATTAAATTGCTTTGGAGTTAAGGCCGCTAATGTCCATAGGATCGTGCTGGTAGCAAAGTCTTCCATGGGATTGCTAACCAGTGCTGGTAATTTTTTTACCGCTGCCGAAGACACTTTTTTAGGATCAACCGCTATTTTGCTCTCACCGTCTTCGATAGGATCAGTGGCTCTAGCAACTTCTGATTCGGTGGTGCGAAAGGCCACTCCAACATTATATCCTGCAGCAGTGTCAAATGGAATTATTGGTGTGCCGTCAGGCTTTTTAAGTTCTAATATTCTACCTAGTTCTCTGAAAGCCATGTCACACTCCTAGAAACTTTGACAGGTTACGTTGTTTGGGAAGATATATGGCCGTACCTGGTCTAAAATCATAGATAGGATCTTTTATCACTGACATATTTCTCTGTACGAAGACCCACCAAAGTTTAGGATTGCCGTAGAGGTCAAAGGCCAATAGATCCGGTCTGTGACGATATTGATTTTCAATAATGTATCTTACGTCATCCGCTTCGGCCGGCACAGGTCGGATGTCTAATAGTTCTAGATAAAAATTATTTTGTTGAGTATTAGCCCAAGGACTCGACTTAGAATATTTTGCCATTAGATGTATCCCACTTGACCTTTTTCTCCTGCCAACTGGCCTCGACTATAATCTTGAAGACTGAATTTGCGCATTCTAGCTCTGGTATATACCGGAGATACGGTAACTGAAATTGTACTGAGTACTGGCACCCATGTAGTAGATCCAAATTCTTCACATTTCACATAATTAACATCGTCTTTGAGATCTACTGAAAAACTTTTTATAATTATCGGTGTGTTGTTAAACACGTTAGCACCATAGCCTTTGAGAATACAGATTATTGGAGGGTTACCGGCTAACTCTCCTTGACCAAAAAACATCTTAGTGGCTGTTTTAAAAAAAGTAGTAGCAGATATCCAGTATGCTGCATCTTCTGCGGTTTCGCAACTGAACTCTCCTGAAATCTGTATGTCGTCCACTGAGCTGCTTTTGTAAGCATAATTGGTGTAGTTGTTATGCACTGTGCTAATTGAAGTATATTCTGCTTTGGTAGCCACTGTGATATTTGGTAAATATGGCCACACCACTCCTCCAGTAAGTTCTAGTCTTTCAAACATAGGACTGTCAAATATGCCCCACTCGCAGGTTATACGTACACGCCAATCATTTTTGGAACTAACGTCAAGTTTTATTGGCTCTCCATCTTTGCTGAACGCCTCCGCTCCCTTTGGCAGATTTGCAGCACGTTTACGACTAAGTATGTTGTTAAGCATACCGGCGGCTGAGCTTACCTGTCCTGCAACTTTCATTAACCCGCCAGCAAGGCTGCCGCCTGCGACTTTGTTTATGGTACCGGAGATATCTGCTGCAATGTTACTGGTCGATCCTGCTACTGATCTTAGTGAATCCACCGCCCCACTGAATTTACTTCTGGCAGCGTCAGCAAATCCTCCCATGCCAGTGATAGCTGTGTTAGCTCCATACGCTGCTTGTTGTGTTGATCCTCGCTTGGCATTGTTAAACGCACCACCGCCAAAAGGACTAACTGTTAAGTTTCCAGTAGATCCATTATGTCCTGACCCTATTTCTCCAGACAGTTTAGAAATTTTGTCATCTAATAGAGACTTGACCTGTGTAAAATCTCCGGGCAGTGTAACTGCATCGGCTTCTTGTGTTGTTGTTATTCTGTCTGAAACGCCTGCTACTAGGCTAGCAAAGGGATTAACTGGAGGACCACTGGAACTATTGCTAAATCCACTAGTTGTATTAAGTGTGGAGCCAGGCAGTTGCGGTATGCCCAGCCTAGCACGTATAAAGGGATCAGTAGGGTCCGCAGCACCAAGAGATTTCCTTTGTGTTGGCGTGAGCCCTTCGTAGGGATCTCCGTTGTAAGCAGCAGCTTCTGCAGGAGTATTAGGATAGGTTTTTCTCGCCATTTTGAACAGATTTCCTCTTTATAGACTATTTATTATTAGAAAAATGTGCTATTATATTACTAACCACGGAGAATTATAATCAATGACAGTGCCCAAGATCAAGTACTTGACCAACAAAGACCTACTCAAAGAAATACACCTCAGCAAAAACACCTATTGCAGTTATACTAAACCAGAATACGGATTCTATGATCTCATAGTGCCTAACCTAGCTAAAATCAACATAAGAACCATAGCAGAAGCCAAACGAAACTGCGCTGCAAGGCTCAGCAAACAGGCGCACGAAGCAGCGGTTATATCCGGGGGTAAAAAACTGCCTGCTAAAGAATTTGAAGTAGATTACAAAAAAATGCGCAAGGAAGATCTCATATTCCGCGTGATGACTTTTGAACACATACCATTGGCTCCGGGTCGCAAAAAAACACTGAAGAACACCGCAGACAGCCACGACAAAGATAATTTTCCTCCATTCCAACATTGGAAGTTCGATGACAAAGGCAACATCAGTTGTGTGGGCAAGAGCCATTGGAAAGGTGATCTCGAGCGTGGAGAATTCTCTAAAGATCACGGACAAATGACCAACGATCTAGCTCGCATGTTTATCAAGCTCTGTGAAAGATATGCTACTAGAGGCAATGTCCGTGGCTATACCTACAATGACGAAATGCGTGGGCAGGCCATCTTACAATTAACACAGATAGGACTTCAATTCGATGAATCCAAATCCGATAATCCTTTTGCTTATTATACCGCTGCTGTTACTAACTCATTCGTGCGCATCATCAATATCGAAAAACGAAACCAAAACATCCGAGATGATATCCTGGAGATGAACGGCATGAACCCATCATGGACCAGACAGAACGCAGGCGGCAGTGTGCCTGGTCCTGCTATAGTCACTACCACTGTGGATAACACAGGCAGTGATTGGGATTGATCTTTCATCATAAAGGCGGTATAATAAGTCTATGAGTCTATTTAAAAAAGTCGCTTGTTTCACGGACATACACTTTGGTCTCAAGGGTGGTTCAAGAACACACAACACTGACTGCGAACAGTTTGTGGATTGGTTCTGCGACACTGCTCAGGCCAACGGCTGTGAAACTGCTGTATTCCTCGGAGATTGGCATCACAATCGCAGCACCACTGATGTCAGTACCATGAACTATACTGTGAGCAATCTTGAAAGATTAAATGCTTCGTTTGAAAAGGTATTTTTTATACTAGGCAATCACGATTTGTTCTACAAAGACAAACGTGAAATCAACAGCATAGAATTCATGAGGCTGTTTCCTAATATCATTGCTATCAAAGATCCACTGACCATGGAAGATGTGACCATACTGCCTTGGCTGGTAGGTGATGAATGGCGGGACATTCCCAAGATCAAGAGCCGATACATTTTTGGTCATTTCGAATTACCTAGTTTTTACATGAATGCCATGGTGCAGATGCCAGATCACGGACAGTTGCAGCGCAGTCATTTCCAACATCAGGACTATGTGTTCTCGGGACACTTCCACAAACGTCAGCAGAACAACAACATCGTTTATATAGGTAATGCATTTCCTCACAACTATGCAGATGCTGGTGATGATGATCGTGGCATGATGATCTTAGAATGGGGCGGAAAACCCGAGTACATAACTTGGCCGGATCAACCGATATATAGAACCTACAAGCTGAGTCAGATCATCGACACCCCGGAAAAGCTCTTGCGTCCCAAGATGCACTGTCGCGTGACCATCGATTTACCTATCACCTTTGAAGAAGCCAACTTCATCAAAGAAAAGTTCATGCCCGAATATGAGCTCAGAGAACTGATGCTGATACCTGAGAAAGTGGAGGTGGATTCAAATGCCACTCCTATAGACATCAACTTCGAATCAGTGGATACCATAGTGATGAATCAGATCAACAGCATTGACAGCGACAGCTTTGACAAAAGCCTGCTGTTGGAGATATACAACGACCTATGATCAAGATTAAAAATTTAACTGTGCGTAACTTCATGAGCGTGGG